TCATGGCACGTTATAACCTGCATGATTATCTGGATGATCAGCGTCACTGGCTTGCTGTTTGGCAGGATCACCTTGAGAAGCTGGTTGGTCAGCCTCTGGTTTGATCCCCACGTTATCTTCCCAGGCCAGCAGGTCTGAAAGTCTCCACCTTTTAGGGCTGCCATTTATTTTAGGCTGCGGGAATGGCTGAGCAAAGTAAGAGGGCATCCGGGATGGGGTGCTCCAGAAATAGAGTGTGCTGCGCGATATTTTGTATCTGGACAGAACGTCATCGGTTATCAAAATTTCATCTGATTTATGAGATGTATTAGTCATAAAAACCCCTTAGTTACATTGTCCAGGCAGATGGTGTAGCCGGCGCGCGCAGCTCATGGCTGTGGCCACATAGCTACTTTTTCTGTTAACAACTTCTACAGTGATCTTTGAGCCTTGAACCACCACCGTATAAGTTCTTTTCGTTTTCTGTCGCCCGTAGGCTCCATAAAGCTCAACGTGTTTTGCCAGTGCCGCATCGCACGCCTGGCGGCCCAGCGGTGATTGCTTGCTTCGGTTAATCAGTCGCATATTCACCTCACACAAAAACATCAACTGGATCGCCAGCTGCGCGCGCGTTGTCGTTCGCTTCCCGGCGGAGGCCGAGAACATAGCCAACGGGATCCCAACTGGACAGAATTGCATTGAGCTCTTTATGGCTGTGCCAGGTAGTCAGGCGCTTTTTAAGCTCGGTGGCGCAGGCGCGCACGTTAGCCCGGGTGGGGCCGGCCATCTTCATGCACAAGCACAAAGTCAGAAGCAGATCCGAATATTCGTCGGCGGCTGCGCGCAATGCTGCCGGGTCGATGCTGGCTTCCAGTTCGGGAAGGCGGTGTTTCAGGCTCATTTGGCACCTCCCTTACGACGAAGAGCCATTCTCAATCTGTTTTTCTCCAGTCTGGCTTTGCGTTGTGCGGGCGTTTCACGTTCGCGAGCGCGCGCATTAGATTCACGATTACGGCGGCGCCTGGCGTTGAGTGATTCGTCTTCGCTTCGTAAATGCATCCGAGGTTCCCCGTCCTTTGGCTCGGGCCACTGGCGTGCCTTATTTACCGCGAGCTTATCGATCATCGCCTGGGTAATCTGCTCGTCAGTGATACCGGCACGGCGTTGCGCATCCCACAACAGGAATTGCATATCAGCCCAGTCGATCAGATCATGCGGCTTAGCGATGGTTTCCAGCACTTCTCTTCGTAGGTGCTTCAGTGGGCCGATCGGGCCGACATTCCCGAAGGTGGACTGTGACCACTCGGCGTGCTCGCGGCGTACCTGGTTGCGAGCAAATGAGAACTCCCCCATCAGCGCAGCCAATGCGATTTCAGTAATACGCAAATACATGGCTGCGCGGGACGGATTGCTGAATTCACCCTCTTTTAAAAACTTCGACATTTCCGCCACGTCAGCACGGCACACGGCGATTAATTGCTCATTAGTGAAGGTGGCGATATCAGTCATTCCAGGCCTCCAGCTCGTTCTGAATTTCTTCATCAATAGCTTCGTTGCAGGCAAACGTATCAAGAATGAGCTTTGCGTCTTTGCGATAGTGCTCCCGACGTTCGTCGTACCAGGCTGAGAAATCCGACGACCAACCCTTGATACCAAAATCAGCTCGGGCGTTATCTTCAGCCATTCGTTCAACCATGCAGTAAGCGGTGGTGAGTGCAGCTTCGCGGATATACCCGCGCAGATCGCGTTTACGCCAGTAGGGGTTAACTTTTGAATCGCAGAAAGGTTTGAATTCCACTTCCCAGCGACGTATGCATCGTGCATTCAGTGATTTGCTCATATCGTTACCGGGAGGGCGAACCCTCCCGCCTCCCTTAGCCCACGTATTCCGGTTTCATGTCGTCCAGGGTGATGCGGAACTGGTCATACAGTTCATCACCGAGGTGGCGGCGCCCTGAGGTCAAGGTGCTTTCTGCCTTCGCGAATAATGCTTCTGCTTCGGGAACCCCCGGATTAGGGAGTGAATTTATGGCGGCCTCAACTTTGTTCTTGGCATCAACAAGGTAGTAGCGTTTCACCGCCTTACTCTTCAGTTCGGTATACAAAGCAGTACCCAGCAGAGCTTTCTGTGATTCGATGTCTGCACGAATGGCTTGGGCCTGACCCACAGAGTCAGCTGTATCAATTCGGCCACGGAGTTTATCCGCAACAGAGTCAACGTTAGATGCAGACTCTTGCGTGTTGGTGGAAGCGCCAACGGAGTGTGTTATCTCATTCAGCGTGACTTTTTCTGTCTGCGCCGGGTTGATAACCCTTTCTTCGCGTTCGTCAATTTCATCGGCGGTATAGACCCCGAGGATCACATCCGGGCAGTACAGTCGTGCCCAACGTTTAACGGCAAGATAGGCCAGTTGCTGGCGGGGGTCGCTCGCCCACAGTGTAGAGTTGCGGACTTGTGCCTGCGAAAGCATCAGCACAAGCTCACGAGGTTCTGATTCTCCTTTGAGCGTTGCCCAGGCGCGGACGCCCACTCCAGCTTCATCTTGCAAATGCCAGCCCGGTGCAATGTACTTTTTGTTCTGGCTGCTTGTCTTCTCCACGAAGCGTCCAACGATGTTTTCCCATGCCCCAAACCATTCAAAGTGAATACGGTCTTTTGTCGGAGCCATGGTATTGATCACTGCGTTAACCAGTTGCGCTTCATAACCAAGCACACCTGAATTACCAACGATGAAAGTCTTTTGTGCTACAGCGAAAGGATCCATGCCCCAGCGCGCTGCCTGCATCACTACAGCCATGCACGCATCTGGTTTCCCACGATAATGCTCAGGCACGAAGTTTCCACTATTGGCCATTACTTCCGAGAGCGTGCGCAGGCGGTTGAACAATTCACCGTTCGTCAGGATAGAAACGTTGTCGATCTTCTGGGTCTGGTTTTCAGTTGTTGCGACTAAATTGGACATTGTTATTCCCCCTTATGCCTGTACGCGCAGCGCTTCGAGGCGGCGCACATCAAAATCGTTGAGCTCTTCGGTGTAGTCTTCGGTAATCGGCGCCGGCCAGTCGCCAGTGTCGAAACCGTTCGCAATGGCGCGCATAGCTTTGCGGTATTCCAGCATGCCGAGTTCCAGTAGTTCTTCGGATGCCTCGATGATGGCGATCCAGTGGTAGTTCTCGTCTTTGTTGACGAATATCCAGAAGAACTGGTCAAGGGCTGCGGTTTCGCAGTACATAGCCGCACTCAGGTGATAATCGCGCTCGATGATTTCCCGGTGCAGCTTCGCGCGCAGGCCTTCCTGCTTAATGTTCCACATACTGATGGTTTTCAGGTCCGCACCAATGCGCAGGCCGCCCATGTCTATCTCAAGGTCAGGGCGCACGCGAACTTCCAGCCCGGTTTCCTCATCAATGCCGAAATAGCTCACCTCGACGGCACGGCTCGGGTGCGTCAACAACTTGCCAGCGGTCGGGTGATTCAACAGTGCTTTCTGAATGGCCAGTGCCGTAGCCAGCTGTTGGCGGGTAACCAGCACTTTTCCTTCCGGGTTCTCGCGCCATGCATTCAGCAACTCGTCGGCAAACACGGCATTCGGTTTTACCGATTTCACGGCCTGAATCAGATCGGCCTTTGTGCCAGAGACTTTCAGGGGCTGCGCCTTCTGTGCTTCCTGAGCAACCATGTCAGGATTAATAAGCGCCAGCTGTTCCAGTAAGGCATCGCGGCCACCGCTGGTTTTCACCTGGGCGGGCAGGGTGGCGTTGTATTCTTTGATGCAGGCCTTCATTGCGGTGGCGGTTTGCTTCTGACCGTCTTCAATGCGCTGGAACTCAACAGGTAAAGACATATAACCCTGGCCGGTTTCTTCAACTGATGTACCCAAGGGAACCTGGGCGGGCAGGTTCGCGTTGTATTCCTCCAGGAATCTTTTGATGTCATCTGCGCTGAGTAAAACCGGAAGCCCGGTGTTGTATTCGTCAATAAATGCGCGGATCGTCGCCGTAGTGGTGAAGGCGCCTTCCGGGATTTCCGGCTCGATACTGAATTCTTTTTCCAGCTGATCAGGCTGCAGCGCCAGTGCATGCACCAGATTTCCCATATCCAGAACAGGGGAGCGTACCTTCTGGATGGTCTTGGATACGTGGCGCGCCTCGAAATACATCAGCGATACCCGCGCATCTTTAACCATCGTGGAGCTGATGCCGTTAGCGGCGTGGTAGACCTCATTTGGCACGCCTTCATATCGACCAGGCTCGAAATACTCCGGCCATGCTGGCGCTGCTTGTTCAGCCTCTTCCTCTTCATCGCTATGAGCACTCTCTGAAACCTGGCTTTTCAGCACTTCGGCGGTAAGATCCGGGCAGCGTTCAGCCAGTATTTTGCTCATGTTCACGGCAATTGTTTGCGCAGGAGGTTCATCAGCGCCTTCGCCTGTTGATACCGCATTATCATTTTCGTCTTCGACCGGCTGAGCCGTTTCCATCTGCACATCGCTGGTGGTTTCCCCGGAATTAGCTGGATGTAATTTTTCTTCTGCAGCGCGCTGGCGCGCCTGGTCCACGATAGAAAGTGCTGGTGCTGGCTGGCTATCCATCAGACCATCAATCGAAAAAACACCATTGCCCATGTTTGAAACTTCAGGCTGTTTGGGTTTGGTCAGGTCTTCGGTTATCCACTTCGGATCCGTGGGGTCACTGATGCCTTCGACATATTCGCCACGTTCGGCGGCCAGAACCTGATTAGCGTCAGGGCGTTTCTTTTGAGCTTCTTTCACCAGTTCGGTGCCAATTACCTGAAAGTCAGTTGGGAGAGTTTCCAGGTCAGGCACACCTTCATCTCCATCGATAGCCTTTTTCACAGCGTCCAGAGTGACGGCGGCAGATGAAACATGACCAGCTTTTTCAAGCGTCTCAGTAGAAGGGGCGTCATGCTTATGCTCGGTCAGGTTCGCATTGATATAGGTCTGCAGACTTACCGGGAAATGGTGAATATCGCTGGTGGCGCCACGGATAAGGGCAAAAATGGCGGCGCGGGAATAATCCAGGATGCCTGCAACCTTGCGCAGCGCTGCAGACCATTCCTTGAACGGACTTTCTTTCTTCTGGACAATCTCTTTGGCCCGGCGGTGAATTGATGCGGGGAAATTGTAGATATCGAAATCCATTGGCATTGTGGCCAGAGCTATTTCTACATCGAGCGTATCAAGGGTATGGGTGTAGTCAGGATTGCGATCGGTTTTATTACCGCCGCCAGCATTAGTTCCTGCATCGGTTTTCAAAACCGAAGAAATGCAGTTACCGGCAGCCCATTCCCTGGTGATAATGCCGCGGTCGATCGCGTTAGTGGCAAACCACAGCTTTGCAAACTGGATACGCTTGCCGAGCTCATGCCGCTTCCCTTCCGGGAAGACTTTTTTATTGGCGCTGGTGAATTTCCAGAGCGCCGGCATATCGTATTTTTTGATTTCAGGGATATTCTCGGCGGCCAGAATCAGATCCTGGACGGCTGCGTTATCAGTGTCCATTTCAAGAGCTGACAGCTCCTGCCGGTGAGGCATGCTGATATGATAAACGTGACGTTCTTCAGCCATGTACTGCGCCAGCAGCTGAGCGCGAAAGGGGAGTTCTGCCACGTTAAAAAGCGCGCTGGAATCGTCCTGGTATTCATCGCTACCGAAAGTTTCCACGGTCTCACCTTGTGCCGCGTCGCCAGTAGTATTGGCATCAACCAGATCGCCACTAACGGCTCCGGCATCATCGATGTGATGATTCGCAGGCGCCTGACCGGGTTTCAGAGCCCAGGTGCGACCATCGTCGCCGAGCTGGTAGCGTTCGCACCATGAGTAATCGAGAACACCCTCCGCCGGCAGGTCGTTGAATACCGGGAAATCGGTGCGAATTGGTTTTTGATAGTCTTTGCCGCGGCCTGTTTCGATCCCTGCGTCTTCCAGATCGACGTCGAGCTGCAGAAGGGCGCGAGCTTCTGATTTATTAGTGCGCCAGATTACGGCATCAGCTTTACCCGATTTTTGAGTCGCTTTTATCAGATAAAAATATTCCATGTGATAGCCTCTATTTTGGATGTAGAATCCCCCGGGCCATTGGTAGCGCCCATTCAGGGTGGTCATTGGTTTTGGTAATTTCCGGTGTAACTTTGGTCGGTGGCACCGGACGTACAGCCCGCTTCGGCGGGTTTACGTTAGCTCTCGTGCGCCATCTGGTCGTAAGAGGCGCAGCGTTCAGAGCAGTACTCTTTTTCTTTCCGTGCGAGCTGGTTTCCCTGGAGATATAACAGGGTGCTTACCACTGGCTTTCCCTCGATTGCTTTACTGCAGTAACCGCATTTCTTCTGCATTCTTCCCCCTACATTTGCACCGTGAACCCGGCCGGATGCTCGTCCAGTAAACCTTTCAGTGGATAACATTCAGCTTTCACGTGTTGCTCTTCTGCAGCTGCCTTGCAGTCATTCTCAGTGTCGTAAACGCCGAGCAGGACATCCTGATTACCGCCCGTCAGCATGCTGACGGTGAGAACCAGGGCAAACATCGTGCTCATGAAGGGCCTCCTTTTTGCGCGAGCATGTAGCACACCCGGCGGATGAAAGCCGACAGCGGATTTAAACGAACAGCCTGCTGACGAGCGGGTTTGCGTGCGAAATCATTCATAGAAACAATCCCCTCAGTGCGCTGAAGAGCGCGATCCAGATGAAGAGCCCAATAACTGCTGAAATGATCAGGGCTCTGATGCCTTGCTTGCTCATTCCAACTCCTCATGTTTGCCTGTCTTTTAACCACTTCAGGCTCGGTGGTATGCTGGTAGTTCTCACACAGCCAGCAAGGAAATAAAAAATGTCAAAACTGACAACTATGAAAGTTGCTTGCCCTGATTGCGGAAGCGAGATGCTCAAGCGTCCCGATGATTTCGACTTTGATACAAATTTTGTTGGCGTCAGTTGTGCCAACTGTGGTCGAGAAATCACTAAGGACGATGTTGTTAAGCAAGGGACGGATGTTGTCAAAAAGCAGGTTGACGACATCCTCAGGGATGCCTTCAAGGGAACGGGCTGGAAGCTCAAGTAACCCCAGTAGTTCCTCGACCTGATTGATTACTTCCGTGGCGTCTATTTCGAGTTCAATAGGCGCCACCTTTACCTTACTCATCTCACCCTCATTGCCTTGTCGCCGGCCAGCGGAACGTTACTACCTACTGCGCATTGATATTTCCACCTCATCCCGGAATTCGTATGCTCCGGGCAGCTACTTCGTGGGCGTCCTGCCTTGGTGGGGTGTTGCTGGAGTTAATTAAACACAATGTTTAATGTTGTGTCAACATTATGAGTAATTAAGCGTAAACAAAAAGTTTATAACGAGAGGTGGGTTAGTGCAGGGAGTATGTTTATGGGTCTATTCTTTGGTTTTAAAAACATCTATGAGGGCTAATGGTATGCGGTATGAGGATGAGTTTTTCGCAGAGATGCACCCGCAAATAGCGCAGGTTATCGGGGTAGCGGTTATGCAGCTGCTGGTTGAGAAGCGCGAGCCATCAAGAGAGGCGCTGATAGAGATGATTCAGGTGCTGTGGCTGGGGGACCAGCCAGATCTGGCTGTGGAGCTGGCACTGGACGTGCTGATGCTGAGGGAAGAGTAGGGCAGTAAAAACCCGGCGCGGTGGCCGGGCAGGGTGATCACAGGAGTTTATCGATTCCGGGAATGGCTAAAATAGCGACAGCAATACCCATCATGGCAAGAACAGTCCCCACCATCCATTGCATCGTTGAAATAGATGTTTTTAGCCCGTCTATTTGCCCAGAGACAGCATCTTTATTACCAGACAGCTCTCCCCGTAAAGACGATATTTCTCCTTTAACTTCAATCAATAGCTTTTCAATTGACGAAAAGTTATGAGCCTGAGATAGTTCAATCTCAGCCTTTGTCAAGGCCAGTTTTGCGTCGATCTCCTCTCTGCTTGCTGAGCTCACATCGGCCTCCACGTTTACACTGCTTCCATGTGATTCGGTCTCTTTATCCAGCGGCAGACTGGTAAATTTGTCATATGGTCTACTGGTAAGACTAGCATCTTCAAAAGCAATTTGGTACTGAGGTACGCTTCCATAGGAAGGCGCCATCGACGCGGCTAATGCTGCACTAACCATAATTCCCGGCATAACAAATCCCGCCTTACCACTTGAAGGCGTAACAGTTGTATTATCCGAACCAGGATTTACTGTTTCCAAAGTCCATTCGCTTCCAAATTGGTTTTAAGAGCCTTCGTAAGCGCAATTGCTTGGTCTGTTGTAAGTGAAATACCAATCTCAGGCCTCAGATCTACTTTAACCTGAATGCCAGTTTGCGGTTGAACGTTTTCTGGTAAAAGATAAGTAAATTCATGAGAGTAAAACGTAATTACAACCTCATCCTTTCCGGGAGTCAAAATGGTTGAGGTCGCAGTCATGTGCTGAGGGGTAAGTGACGGGTTTCGTTCAGTCAATTGTTTATCTCCAAAATTCAATATTTTTTAATATGTTGTAATTCATTTTATCAAGGATAAAACGAACGTAAGTGGCTACCCATGCTTCCTGTACGTCTTCGGCATTACCAAAAAACATCGAACTACCGGTCTGGCTTACTCAAAGTCATCCCGCCCACTCCTTCGCTTGAAGAAAATTTTGTCCAGCCTGAGGACTATCCCAACCAACCCGATAATCAGCAAAGTAATAAGTATGGGGATAACTAAGTCAGACATGCTTCCTCTGCATTGTTTAAATCTTATTTAGGCGGAGCATCAGAGGACTGGCTGTCTAGCCATTCTGCAAGTTTCTTTAAAATCTGCACTCATGTTGGATCTGCCTTATGTACCTGGAGTCGCATAGCCACCCAGAATGAACCACGCCAGAAAAGCGACTGCAATGATGAACACGCTCGCCGGAAATGCTATACCAATTCTCATAAGACCGCCCTTAACTGTCACTCGCCATCACCCTTAATCCGCCGCCCCATGTACTTGGCATACAACTCATCGAGCTCTTTGAGCCGCAGAGATACGATCCGCAGCATGTTCTGTTGCTCTTCTTCGTTGGGGAGTTGGTTATAGAGTTCCAGCAACCGCTTCTCGTCCGGGCGTAAACCATCATTTGCATCGACGTCCTGACCTAAAACCCACTCAAGGCTTACGCCAAGAGCATCAGCGAGCTTTATGGCAGAGCTCTTTCCGATCGCTCCCCGCACAAACCAGTTGTTAACCGATTGCGAACTTACACCACAAATTCTCGCTATATCCGCTTTGGATATGCGCTTCATCTCAATTATTTCATTGAGCCTTTGGACCTGTGGGTTGTCGGACTGGTGCGTATTTTTTCTCATATATCACGATTTTAAACTAAATGTTTACCATCTCAACATTCATAAAGTTGACATTAAAATAAACATAATGTTTAATTCCCTCTGTAACTTTAACGGAGTGGTTTATGAACGCATTAGAAAAAGCCATACAGATCGCTGGTGACGCGACGAAGCTAGCAGAAAAACTGGACGTCTCATCTATGACTATTAGCCATTGGAAGCATCGCCATGGGGGAGCCGTTCCTCAGTCTCGGGTTTTCCAAATCTTCCGGGTAACCGGCGTTACTCCGCATGAACTTCGCCCAGACCTTTACCCAAATCCAAACGACGGTTTGTCTTCACAAAATCTGGCGGGATGACCATGCAAACACTTTCCTTTCAACAAAATACCGGATTCAACCCCGGCGCTCTGATAAAGCGAAATCAGGCGAAAGTGGCAGATCACGACGGCATTCGTTCTGCCGTTCGCGCCTGGGCCGCTGCTGAAGGTCAGGATGTTGTTTCGGCATACATCATCGATGAGTGGCGCCAGCAGGGCGGGGAAGAAATTGAATTTCCCGCGGACATCAGCCGCGCCCGCCAGAAGCTTTTCCGTTACCTGGATAACGAGGTCGATTCTGAAAAGTATCGCGCGAATGTGCGTCTTCTGACGCCAGCCATCATGGCCGTCCTCCCGTTGGAATTTCGCCACCGCCTGTTGCCTGAAGACAATTTCATGTCCCGACTGGCACGGCTGGAGAAAGAGACCAGCGAAGCGAAGGTTGCCGTTGCCATGGGAGCTCCACGTCATCAAAAGCTGAAAGAACTGAGCGAGGGAATTGTCGAGATGTTCCGGGTTGACCCAGAACTAACGGCGCCACTGATGGCCATCGTCACTTCAATGCTGGGAGCTTTGTAATGGGGAATATCAAAAAGGTGAAAGCCGCGGTGCTGCAACACCTACGGCTTTCGTTGCGAATTAACTGGATCAATTCACAGGGGAAATTATGAACACGAACCAACTGAATATCAATAACGAGGGCGCCCATGGCTAAAAATTCTATCGACGCTTATGGCGCCAGCGGCAAAAGCAATGTTCTGTTTTTCGAACCGGAAAGTTTGCATCTGGTTACCGATACAACACACCCGCTGTACGACGAACGAGTACACCTACCGCTTAATGAAGCTGTGATCCTCAACATCATGGAGCTTGGGGTACTCGAACCGATTATCGTGTGGAAGGACCCAGAGACAGGGAAAACCTGCGTGGTCGCAGGTCGGCAGCGCGTAAAGAACGCTATGGAAGCAAACGCCAGGAGAAAACGGGCAGGGCTGGAACCCTGGCCGGTACCCGGTATAGCTAAGCGCGGCTCGGCAATTCAAATGGCCAAATACATGGTCAGCGAAAACGAGATCACGCAACCAGATACCCCACTGGGCCGGGCAAAAAAAATGGTTCAGCAGATGGAATACGGTCATGACGAAAATGACATTGCCCTGCTTTTTGGCTGCAGCGTAAAAACGGTCCTGGCAACCGTGGCTCTATTGGATGCTACGCAGGCAGTCCAGGCGGCGGTTGAGGCTGGAACAGTCACTGTCACTCAAGCGCGTCAGATGGTCGATATGCCACCTGAAAAGCAACGGGAAACGGTCAAACAGTTAGAGGCAGCTGCAGAGGGTGTAACTGGCCACGAGAAAGCTCGCCGTCAGCGCGCTGTCCTCGGCGACACAAAGCCGCGTCTCAAATCCCGTAAGGAAATCACCCAGCAACTTCAAACCGCCAGTGGCGAATACGCTGAAGCTTTGCGGTGGGTGCTTGATGATGACAATACACCAGTTTAAGCAACAACGGGGTCTCTATGCGTGATTACGGCAAGGTGCATACATCATTTTGGATAAGCGATGGAATGCGCCGGGTATCGGATGATGCCAGGTTGCTGGCGCTGTACCTGCTCACCGGGCAACACACGAACATGATTGGGTGTTTCCGGCTGCCTGATGGATATGTTTCGGAAGACCTTGCCTGGACTCCTGAAAGGGTTTCGAAAGGGTTTGATGAGCTATCGGCTAACGGTTTCGCAACGCGTGATTCGTCATCGAAATGGGTGCTAATTCGTAACTTTCTGACCTGGAATTCAGTTGAAAACCCAAACCAGGGAATTGCAGCACTGCGTTTGTTTGATCAGGTCCCGGACACATCTACGGTTAAGCCAGAGCTGGCGCGGGTTTTAGCCTCGGCAATATCCCACATCGGCATCGCAAAACTAAAGGGTTCCGAAAGGGTTCTCGAACCGTTCCTTAACCAGGAACAGGATCAGGAGCAGGAACAGGATCAGGAAGAAGATAGTTCGGGGCATGGCTCCGCCACGCCCCCAGCAGATCAAAACCAGGACGAAAGCGATAAACCTGATTCCCAAAAAATATACCCGAATGATTTCGAGCAGGTCTGGTCGGTTTATCCCAGGCGGGCAGGGGGAAACAGCAAGTCAGATGCTTTCAAAGCCTGGAATGCCCGAATCAGGGATGGAACCACTACGGCGGAAATCTTCGCAGGAGTGGTGCGTTACGCGGCTTTCGTTAAAGCCGAGGGAATCCTCAACACGCAGTACGTGAAACAGGCGAAAACGTTTTTTGGCCCTGGTATGCATTTCAGCGAACCGTGGGCGATTCAGCAGGCGCCAGGCGCACGAGATCCCAATCAGATTTCGGAACCTGACAAAACCATCCCATCGGGATTCAGGGGGTAGCGATGAAAAACATGATTGGTACCGGGAATGCACTGGAACGACTGAAAAAACTCATTCCCCCTGGTGTTCAGCCAAAATTCGGCAGCGTTGATGAATGGCGTGCCTGGCAAGCCGAAGAAGGCCGTAAGCGCTGTGAGGAACTGGAAAAACAAAACCAGCGCGCACGTGCAGAGAAAATCTTTGGACGTGCAGGAATTCAGGATCTGCACCGCGGCTGCACATTCGCGAACTATCAGGTTGAGTCGGATGGCCAGCGTCGGGCGCTCTCGATGGCGAAAAGTTACGCGCAGCAATTCGGCTTAGGGTTTGCGAGCTTCGTATTCAGCGGAGCGCCAGGCACCGGGAAAAATCATCTGGCGGCGGCAATCGGAAATCACCTGCTGGCTGGTGGTCGCTCTGTGCTGGTGGTAACCATTCCGGATCTCATGCTGCGTGTTCGGGAATGTTACGACGGCGGGCAGTCAGAGGCGTCATTGCTGGACGATTTGTGCCACGTGGACCTGCTCATTCTGGATGAGGTGGGTATTCAGCGCGGAAGCAGCGGTGAAAAAGTCATCCTGAATCAGGTTATCGATCGCCGACTGTCCTCCATGCGGCCTGTAGGCATCCTAACCAACCTGAATTATGACTCGCTGAAGGAAACACTGGGCATGCGGATCCTTGACCGTCTCCAGATGGACGGCGGTATGTGGGTGAATTTCGACTGGGATAGTTATCGCAAAAACGTCCGCCATCTGCGCGTCGTTAAGTGAGGAAAACATGGCTAGAGCATTTTCTGCTGTTGAGCGCCGGGAGTATGTCCGCGCAGTGATTCGGATCACCAGGCATCAGGGGCGCCTCACGACCGCCGAGGCAATGAACAAACTGGGCCTGAGCCGCGCTACTGTCCAACGATATTTTTCCGAAGCAGAAGCGACTGGCGAGGTTGTACGACATGGTCGTTTGGGATTGTTCCGCGATCAGCGGGCCGTCATCGACTTTGACATGAAGCGTTTTGGCCTGGTGCCGAAAGTTGCTGTTGGGATGAATTACAGCCTGCTTGGCAGCCCTGTTTTTCAGCGAGTTTTAGATGTTCAGGAGGCTATTCATGGCTAAGAATTCAATCGATGTATACGGTGCCAGCGGCAAAACAAACGTGCTCAATTTCGAGCCTGAAAACCTGCACCTGGTCACCGATAAGACCCACCCACTTTACGATGAGCGTGTACACCTGCCGATCGAGGAAGGGATGGTACTGAACATTGCGGAGCTGGGTGTACTGGAACCGATCATCGTCTGGAAAGACCCTGAAACGGGGCTCACCTGCGTAGTTGTTGGCCGTCAGCGCGTTAAACATACCCTGGAGGCAAATAAGCTTCTTTTGAAAGAGGGCAAAGACCCACTGCTTGTTCCTGGGGTTGTTAAGCGCGGGTCAGCAAATCAGATGGCTAAATATATGGTCAGCGAAAACGAAATTCGTCGACCTGATACACCGCTTGGCCGGGCTAAAAAAATGTCAGACCAGCTCGACCGCGGGCTCGATGAGGACGACATTGCAGTGTTGTTTGGCTGCAGCGTTCAGACCGTTCGTGCAACGCTTTCCCTTCTCGATGCCACCCAGGCCGTCAGGGAAGCGGTTGAGGCTGGCACAGTTACCGTTACCCAGGCGCGTCAGCTGGCATCGCTTAAACCCGAAGAACAGCGGGAGAAAGTCGCTGAAATCGAAGCGGCAACTTCTGGCACAACCGGCCATGAAAAAGCCAGGCGTCAGCGCGCTGTGCTTGGCGAAACTAAGCCACGTCTCAAAACACGCAAAGAAATCACAAAAGCCCTGGAATCTGCCGAGGGTGAGTATGCGAGCGCACTCCGTTGGGTGCTTGGGGAGGCCGTATGACAATCGTAAAAACCCATACCGGCACCGTGATCACCAAAGACGGTCCGAAGGTAAAAAAACTGCACCAGACAGAGCGGATGTGGGTCGTCGGCAAAAACGAGTTTTACCACAAAGAAACCGGGCGCCGTCACTTTGCAGAAAATACGCGCCGCAGGCTTCTGCTGGACACCATCAAGCCTATCGGGGTGAAGCATGTTTAAACAGAACGAAAAATGTATCGCTCAAATTGCTGAGTATATCCCGCGCGCCTGCCGGGGTATGCAGCTGCATGAGGCCAAAGCTCGCCTTGAGAAAAAAATTGCGCTCTATATCGATGACGGCTGTGATGCTGCCGTTCTTAATGCGGCCTTTGCGCCAGCTCTTAACAGTCATACGCGGGAGTCTTTTTTTTCGTGCACCGCTGAGCAGCTGCGCGAGGAGGCCAAATGAGCGAACAAACCATTCTCGACATGTGTTGCGGCTCACACATTTTCTGGTTCGGTAAGGAGGAGGAACGCATCGTGTGTTGCGAAACAACTCTCTATCGTATAGTAAGCGTTTGATGGGTCTGCAGACATTACTGTGATATGAAACCACTTATTAAAAGATGATAAACCTTAAAAAATATAAATGCTGTGATAAAATCAAGATTTAATGAACTTGGAGATTGTACATGCACCTTAATAACGTATTTGGAGTCTCAAGGGATCCTGTAGCGAGCTACATCGAGCGTGATTCAGTTGACTCCACATTGTCCGAAGCTCTTGCAACTACAAAGCAAATCGTTATTTACGGATCATCTAAGCAGGGAAAAACAGCTCTTCTTCAACGGCATCTCGATGAGAAATATCGCTGTACATATCATTGTGGGCCGGCAAGTTCGGCTGAGGACATTTATCGAGCTTTTCTTAGACAACTAGGGGTAGAGATTGTTACAGAAAAAGCCAACACGTCCAGCAAGGAAGCTACAGCGTCTGTAAAAAGCACATTCTCTGCTTTCCTCCCGTTCATATCCAAAGGGGAGATTGAGGCTAATGCAGAAGGAAAAGTGGGGAAAGAACTTCAAACTACCACTAAACCAATCGAGTTTAATTTAAATGCAGCCCAGGATGTTGGTGAGTTGCTTCTTGAGGTTGGCGGCGCAAACAAATTCTTCGTATTGGAGAACTTTCATTACCTTACCGTTGATGTTCAAGGTCAGTTCGCGTTTGACTTACGAACATTCGAGGAAATGGGTATACGTTTTATAATACTTGGAGTTTGGCGCGAGAATAACAGGTTAATTCAGTTTAATGGAGACTTACAGGATAGAGTTGCTGAAGTGCCAGTTGAACCGTGGGAAAAAGAAGATTTCGCACGAGTAGCTGATACTGGAGAAAAAGCACTGAATATTTCCATTTCAGAAGATTTAAAAGAACGTATGTTTGACGAAGCTCACGGTAGTGTCGCGGTGGTTCAAGAATTGTTAAAAAAATTCTGTGAAATATCAGGCGTAAAGGAGGTTCAAAGAGAAGTATTAGTGCTTAATGACCATGAAAATCTCAACAAAGCGATTTCCGTAAAAGTATCTGACTATGCATCTCGTCATGTAAGAAGTTTGGAATCGATTGCAGCAGGAAGTCGAAGCAGAAGACCGAGTGAAGATGCTGTTGCTTTGTATTTACAGTATTATCTAGTACAAGTTTTACTAACTCGTACTTATTCTGAGTTAAAAGACGGGATTGAGCGAAAGACATTGCAAGAGCTGATTCGAGATATCCATACTCACCCAGATAATGTCAGAACATCTGATGTGACAGGCACGCTTAAACGCTTGCCGGTTCTACAAACCAATCAAAATATAGTTCCGCCATTACTGGATTATGATCAGGGTACAAGGCGTTTGAAGGTGGTCGACTCAACTTTGTATTTCTTCATTGACAACTGTGATGCAGAAGAGGTCATGGCTGAAATACCTCATCCAGACTCCTTGGCTGGGTCATAGGATATATTTTTGATTTACGATAATCAATAAACTGTGATGATATCATCGGAGCCTAAACTCCGGTGATTCCTGTGCTTTAAGGGGACTCAAGCGCAAACGACAACCAGAACACATTTCAACCAGTCCCAGATGCAGAAATGCATCTGCGATCTTCTGCATTCAGCATTTGACCTCTACGGAGGTTAAGCGTGAACTTCCCACAAGAAGGCGTCATACTTCACAACGGTAACTTCTCGACTATAGGTAAATACCTGTAGACATATCTAGCCAATCGCGATAGCTCCCGACTCATACTCAAACCGTGACGTGAAATATGCAAAAGGCATGCAAGAGGCGCTGGTGAGGGCTAATTTACCGGATATGTGCCTGAAAAAAGACATTGCAGCATGATAAAACCCGCTTCGGCGGTTTTTTTGTTTCTGTTGTTTCAATTAAAATACCAAAAAAAGCTGTTGACTTCCTGTTTGTCATTTGAATGCGGCATTTATCGAGGAAAGTTACTTTTGCAGTAGTGTGATGAGCTCTACCTGTTGCCCTAAGAAAAGTTACTTTTTGGCAGTTGGTAAAACACTTTTGCCGGCGAAGGGAAAAAGTAACTTTTGGGAGGGGGAGGCTGCAAAACACTTTTGTGTAGCTATAAAAGTTGGTATCAAGGCTGTGTTTTTATTTTAAGCAACCTAATAGGTTCGTTTACCATGATTAACAACGTCAAATGTTCTCGGGTTGTCATCAAACAACTTTTTAGGTTGTTTTCTTATCTGACAAAACAATTTGTTTTATTGCTTGTGTAATTCGATGCTCATTTGTCACCATAGATGTTGTGCGGCTATTTGTGTTTATTTAAAACACATGTCGCTTTAAGGCATGTTGTTGTATTTATTGGGTTTTATTTTTTTTGAAATATTTCTTGATGTATTTATGTGTTGTGGTATTAATTAGGTCGTGTAATGCTTGTATCGATACCATTTCATTTTCTTGGGGCGTTTGTGTTTGTTTGAGTAATTTCATTAGGTCAGACTTGGGGTTTTTTAGGGAATGTATGGGTTTAACTCGGTAACAGTTAATCAATATATGGAGGTGGTGTGGTTAAGCGTGTCAAAACTCTTTCTAATAATACCTGGTACGATGTTGTGAGGAGAACCGATGGTGCAATTATTTACAGCTTTCCAGCAGAAGGAAGGCATCTTGTATATAGGGTTAACGGTGTAGTTTCGGTGCGGCCACTGTTGTCTGATGAAGAGATTTTTACGTTAAACGGGTTTATGAAATTTGCAGAAGAATTGGGCTACCGCATTATTCCACCCTCTGATAATATGTAATCAACGGCCTGAACAACCGTTAACCTACTGCGCCACGGAGAGAAACCATGGCGCAATTGCACTTAGTAAAACAGTCTCAAGGTATCCTGATCCCCGCGACGCCGGAGACCAGTGATTTTCTGCAATCAAAATGCAAGCTCGGATCCGTTCTGGAAGCCGATTATAAGCTTGTCCGTAATCCGGCGTTTCACCGCCGTTTCTTTGCTTTACTCAATCTCGGTTTTGAATATTGGGAACCTACCGGCGGGGCGATTTCGTCTAACGAGCGCAGGCTTATCACAGGTTACGCCAAATACCTTGCTGCATATGGCGGGAGTGAATCGGCGTTGCTTGATGCCGCCGGGCAATATCTCGACCGGATAGCTGAGAAGCGATCCGGCTATATCAGTATTTGCAAATCCTTCGATGCTTACCGGGCGTGGGTCATCGTTGAAGCCGGCCACTATGACGCCATACAGCTGCCGGACGGCACGCTGAAAAAACACCCTCGCAGCATTTCTTTCGCAAGCATGGACGAATGCGAGTTCCAGGAACTGTACAAAGCATCGCTGGATGTTCTCTGGCGGTGGATCCTCTCTCGTTCATTCAACAGCCTGCAGGAAGCCGAGAACGCCGCAAACCAGCTTTTAAGCTTCGCGGGGTGATGCCGATGAAACACTCATGGTTTCACCATCTCGAATGCACAACGCAGCAGGCCGACGAATTGGTAGCGAGATATCGTCAGCGGGGCGTAAAGGTCGAACGAAGCTTAAACCCTGACTTTATGACATGGACCGTCAGCGCGCAGCTGGTGGAGGACAAAAATCCGCCTCGGCCAGACTCTCGCTGGCGCAACAGGATGTGGGGGTGAGTATGGCGAACCTTCGCAAAGCGGCCCGAGGTCGCGAATGCACAGTGCGGATCCCTGGTTACTGCAACGGCAACCCGGAAACCAGCGTGCTGGCGCATTACCGCCTGGCGGGTACGTGCGGCACAGGATGCAAGCCTGACGATACTCAGGCGGCGATCGCCTGCAACGGGTGCCATGACGTAATCGACGGCAGAACTAAAACCACCGATTTCACCTACTACGAATTGCGCCTGATGCACGCGGAGGGGGTAATGCGCACCCTGGAAATCTGGCGGAAAGAGGGACTCATTAAATCATGAAAATCTACGATATCACGCCCATCGGCAAACCCAGGATGACCAGAGCTGATAAGTGGAAGCAGCGTCCGGCGGTAATGCGCTACCGGGCATTCTGCGATGAGGTCCGTCTGAAGAACGTTGCTATGCCGGAGCAGGGCGGACACATAACCTTCGTGGTTCCCATGCCAAAGAGCTGGAGCCAGAAGAAGCGAGTAACGATGAACGGACAGGCACACCAGCAGAAACCAGACGCCGATAACATGATCAAAGCGCTGATGGATGCTCTGTTTACTGATGACGCACATATCTGGGACTTTCGTGTAACAAAAGTCTGGGGTGAATCCGGACAAATTTTAATTTCTGATATCGGAGAAGTGGCCGCATGAAACTGGAAGCATCGTTAAAGCATTTCAGCCCGCAGGGGATGCATATCAGCGACGACGTGAAAAGCACATCGCAGAATCGACTGACCGGAACAGATGTTATGGCGGCCATCGGTACCACCAGCAGTCGTGCGCGCTTCGGCCTTGCCGCTTTCCTCGGAAAGGCTGGTATCAGCAAAACGGACGAACAGCTTGCAATTCAGGCGCTGGCGCAGTTTGCCATCAAAAACGCTCCTAAAAATGTCCGCAAAGCCGCTGGTGACAAGCTCGGCGCCTGCATGTTGACGCTGGCGCAATTTGCCTTTGCGGAATACTCACGTTCGGCGGCCACCAGAGCAACGTGTCAAAGCTGCAGCGGTACCGGCTTTATTTCCCGCCATGAAGATGTAATTAAGCACCCCGGTATTTTCGATGCTGACGGTGTCGAAGTGAAGGCCCCAAAGATTAGAAATGAACTGGTGAAAAGGGTCTGTGGAGTGTGCGGAGGAAAGAAAGTGATCCATGCGCGATGCAGGTGTAGTGGTAAAGGGGAGGTCTTAGACCGCAAAGCGACCAAAGAACTTGGCGCACCGGTTTTCAAAACATGTGAACGCTGCTCTGGTAATGGCTTCTCTGTTGTACCCTCTGCGACGGTACACCGCGCCATTCTGAAGCGTCTCCCGGATCTCCATCAGTCTTCGTGGTCACGCAACTGGAAGCCGTTCTATGAAGGGCTGGTGGATATGCTTCACAAAGGAGAGAGACAGGCAGCGGCTGAATTTGAGAAGGCGACCATTTATTGATGTGATCGAAACAGATGGCGGCAAATTTTTGCACGATAGAGTTGACTTTGCATAAAATTGTCCTGTATTCTTCTAATCATGGATACGTACATCCAAATGAAACTGATTCTGAACCCTGCCAACCGGCGTGGTTTTGCTTTTCTGGGGGAAGCGATGCAGCAGCCATATTTTTTTAACCCGGGCATGACCACTCAACAGCTTGATGACTGGCTTGGGCAACAGAAAATCTATCTTGCCCACTTCAACCGTCTGATAGCAGAAAAAGCCGCTCTTGAGGAGCGGCTGAGTCAGATCTCTGCGGAGATTGGGCGAGTCGCTACTGGTAGCTTTGAAGGAATACTGAGTTTTCCCTGGGATCCCAGTCCTCTTGTGGAAAATCCTCAACAGGATAGTGGCCAGTCGGCAGATTGAGTGACGCCAGGACAGCGGCAGCATCTTCTGACATATAACTGGGCTTTAGTTGACTGGCAATGATAAAGAGACAGTCGTTTAGCGAGAGTCTTCTAATCTCTTCAGGTTTCCACTTGGTCATTTCGAAGATAAGGTGATGAAGAGCCTTATCGTTATCAAGATAATAATAATCCGATGAAAAATGTTTCCTGTACTCATCGAGAATACATTCAAGAGTGAATATTTGTCCTATTCGATACCAAACCTGCCTGGCTCTGTAACTGTGTGAGTCTGCCAGTAATGTTTGGGGGAAGTTGTTATTTTGGCAAACCCGTGACTTGATTACCTGTAAAAGGTCTGAGTACTTACTCATATTTTCACCAGTTGATGTCTTAATCATTTGCGAATCAATTTTATCAAAGAGAAAAACAAGCCGCTACACGCTGATAACATCAGGCTGGGCGGTTATGGTGAGCCGATACCTCAGACAAGCAGAGTATTGAAACCAGAAAGACTGAATGTTAAATTTCTGGTGTGGTGAATCCCCCTATGCGGAGGGGCGTCCAGTCAGTTACAGAACCTGTAAATGCAGCGCGGGCCATGCCGACTGGGGCATGCTCACCGGGAGGCACCCGGCACCACGCAATGCTACTAAGCTATTTGGTAGTGGGGTTGCTGTTTCGGCTTCTCCAGCTATGTTTAAAAGGCAGTAACGGAAAAAGCGAGCGCTCTCCTGGTAAATCGGTAGCTCGGACTATTAGGTACGTCTCGATCCGGTACAGAATCAGTATTGCCTACATTTCTGCCCGTTCCTCTGAGCGGGCTTTTTTTCGTCTGATTAAGGCACTTCAACTAACCAAAAACATTTAAGGGCTGCGCTAATACGTGGCCTTTTTCATTTCTGGCTCACGGATGACTCCTTTTAAGGCTTGTCGCTAAATCAGCCCGATGGGCCTGCCCCTTTATTCACACAGCACCCCGTTAACCCGGAGGTGAAACTATGGCAAAGCATATGCAAGACAAAGAGAGCATGGCCGGAATCACCTGGCTGGCTCTGCTGATCATTGCTGGTTGGGGCGGCCTTGTCCGATTCCTGATGGATGTGAAGCAGGGCAAAGCAAAATGGAGCTGGATAAATGCTTTTGCGCAAATTGTGGTTTCGGCTTTTACCGGGGTCATTGGTGGGCTCATCAGCATTGAAGGTGGGCTGAGTATTTACATGATACTGGCCACTGCCGGTATCAGTGGTGCTATGGGTTCCGTAGCGCTCACGTATTTCTGGGAACGAATCACCGGAGTGAAAGCACAATGACAGCAGACCAGATTATCGAGGGGATCCTCGGCAAGGAGGGTGGTTATGTCGATCATCCGTCGGATAAAGGCGGGCCGACCCGCTGGGGCATCACGCAGACCACCGCCCGTGCACATGGCTACACCGGTGATATGCGGAACCTGCCCAGGGAAACAGCTAAGCAAATCCTGCTGAGCGATTACTGGACCGGCCCCCGGTTTGACCAGGTGGCAGCTCTATCTACGTTACTGGCAGATGAGCTTTGCGACACTGGCGTGAACATGGGGCCATCTGTAGCCAGTAAGTTTTTCCAGCGCTGGCTGACCGCAATGAATATGCGCGGAAAGCTGTATCCCGATCTGATTCCGGATGGCGCCATTGGTCCCCGAACCATCACCGCGCTTAAGGGATATCTTTCCGCCCGCGGGAAAGAGGGTGAACAGGTTCTGTTGCGTGCGCTGAACTGCAGCCAGGGTGCCAGATACCTCGAACTGGCGGAGGGCCGCGAAGCCAACGAGGATTTTCTCTACGGCTGGGTTAAGGAGCGTGTCCTGTGAAGATGATCATTTTCGCTTTGCTTGTGCTGGTGGCTGTGCTCGTTCTGTTACTTCTGCGCAAATATACCCGGCTGGAGTTCGTAGGGCATGCCAGCTTGCTGCTGAAAACGTGGTCTGTAAAGCTGGGAGCTATCGGCGCGCTGGTTGGTGTATGGGCGCAGTCGTTCCCGGATGCTGCGCTGCACGCCTGGGCGGTGCTGCCGCCGGATATCAAAAACATCCTGCCGCCAAACATCGTTGCGTTGATTAGCCCTGCGCTGGTGGTGCTGGCCGTACTATCGCAATACGTACGCCAGCCAGCATTGAAAGAAAAGGCCGACGAACTGAAGGAGCAGCAATGAGCTTTGAAATTATCGCGGGACTGGTGGTCGTCATCCTGGGTGCTATTGCTGGCGCGTTCGGCATTGGTCATGCTCGCGGGGCCAGTAAGGCGAAAGCCAAAGCTGATCAACAACGTACCGAAGAGAACGCCGCTGCTACTGTCGCCGCGGCAGAACGCCGTGCTGAAGTCACGAAAGGGGCCAGCGATGTACAGGAAGACGTTAAGCGTATGGGCGATGACGATGTTGATCGGGAGTTGCGCGAAAAGTTTACCCGCCCCGGTAGTCGTTGACACGGCCTGCAGCTGGGTGCGGATCATCTACCTGACTGACCACGATATCGATGTGTTGGATAAGCAGACCAAGCGTGACATCCTGGCGCACAACAAAGCAGTGCAGGCCAATTGCTCGCAGCTCACAGAGAAGGGTTCCAGGTAATTCAGCTACAAACGCAGAACACTTTAGGTATTGAAATTTACATGGCCACATGAACAAAAAATCAGAATACGAGACAACAGAGCGCTGAAAAATGAAAAGTTGGTATCTAAGTCAGGTGCATTAAGGCACTATGGATTTTCAATTCCTTCTATCTAAGAAGCTGCCCATGACAAGAAATTCACTCCCTCAACTTCCGCATGGTTATCGATACGGTGACGAGCACTCTATTCACCCTCATTGTGATGGGGATTATTTAGCTCCGCAGGGATGTGTTATCAAGTCCGTTAACCTTGTAGATGGGGCGGTTATTTATGTGCCCATCCAACGCTACATCAAGCATCTAGATCTTTGGGTTAATGCCGAAGGAACTGTCGAATAAATTGTTAGTTACCGGCCTCGTTCGGGAGAGCTGAGAATTGCCATCAAAAGACCAGCAGAGATGCCTGGTGCTCTGGTTGAATGTTCCGGCAAGTTGAAAATGATTGGTTCAATGAGCTCTTTCGATATTTAAATGCTTTCGATAACTTAAATGAAGCTATCATCACGTGATCACTGCCAGCCAACACCAAAACGGCAGTGGTCAGTTAAAAAGCAGAAAAGCCTCTCCCGGGTGGCTCCTGAGAGATTTTAGTTTTCTAACTGGTACCAACCAAAGGTCGCATTTTTTATGCGACCTTTTTTATTGTGCGTAACAGGCATCCGTAAGGAAACCGTTCAGCTTGTACACACGGCAAAGATAAATGCAAAAGCATCACAGAGGCTATTTTGTCGAATGGCTTCGATAATACTCCCCACATCGCACAGAGGTAAGACATGTCAGAGACCACTGCATCCGAGCAAATCCGCCTGGATATAATCAAGAAAGTTAATTATGACACCGCAGCGGCCAAGCTGGCCATTGACTGGGTAGGCGACAGCTATCTGAAGTCTGAGCTATTCGCTGACTCTTTCGATCATGTTTTCACGGAAAGTGAGATTGTCTCGAAGACCCGTAAGGCAATCCAGGAAGCGACCGAAGCGCTGGCGCTGTTTGATACTGCCGCTGAGAAGGTCAGCTAAGGCATTACAGCAGGCATTCATCGAGTGCCTGTGATAATGTTAAAGCTCCTGTATAAGGGGCAGTTGTATGATATCATGCAACGAAACAACCAAGCTATGGAAAGTCCGGGTAATGGTTTGGAGTGAATGTGATGTTTAGCAGCGGTGGTATAAATGGCTACTTTTTCCTGTTGCTTAGTATGTGGCCAGTGCTAATGGTTTTATTCCTGGGATTGTCTCCTGCATTTTACGGTGTGTTAATGCCTAAAACGGCAATTGCTTGTCTGGTGATCGCTGCAGCCTTTGGCATTGGTGGGTGGTTCTATGGATTGTGATCTAAGTAACATTTGGTCAGGTTATAAACTGGTATCTGACCGCATTACAGCAGGTATTCATTGAGTGTCTGTGATAATGCCCGTCAGACAATGGACTGATATCATTGTCTGTTTCTCCCGGTGTATTTTGAAATACTCAATACTCTCATAACGTCTCTGCCTGCCAACATCAGAACGCCAGAGGTTAGTTAGCCGGATAGATGCACCTCTCTCTGTTGGCTCCTGAGAGATTCTTTATACGCTGGTTGGTAGTGACCAAAGGCCGCATAATTTTGCGGCCTTTTTCATTTCTGTAAAATGAAAGTCCTCAGGCGGTTAACGATGCTCTGGACCATGGAAGTGATCTCCACCATGTCCGCCGCTATGAGGCCCAGGGGGAAGGATACATCCTGAAAGAGACAGCGCACCACAGATCACAAAAACAGCAAGCATAATTCTTTTCATAATAACTCCTGAACTAAAGAGCCTTAATTCCAAAACAAAAAAGTGAATATTTTATGGAGAATCAGTAATTCCTTTTTCTCCCTCACGTTAAATAGGAATAATCCATGGCAAAACCGGACTGGGGCGAGCTTCAGCGACGGTTCCTGTCCGATCATGCCGCAACCGGCGTATCACCGAAGGATTGGTGTGAAGCGCAGGGACTGAATTACGCTACTGCCCGCCGATACATCAAGAAACCCACTGCGCAAACTGCGCAAAAACCTGCGCAGAAGAAACTGCGCACTGCGCAAAAGGAAAAGTGCGCAGAAGAGCTGGTGGATGATGATGGCCTCACCGATCAGCAACGTTTATTTGTCGCAGAATACCTGAAGGACCACAACGCCACGCAGGCCGCTATCCGTGCCGGGTACAGCAAGAAGACTGCTGAACAAATTGGCTATCAGCTACTTCAGAAAACTTCAGTTGCGCAGGCCATTGCGCAGCAGCAGAAAGCATCCATTGTGCGCACGCTTGGCAGCGCTGATGAAGTGCTTGAGCAGATGTGGCGGCTGGCAACATTCGACGCCAACCAACTTTCTCAGTATCGCCGCGGGAGCTGCCGCTACTGCTGGGGCTTCGGTCACCAGTATCAATGGCGCGATGCGGTGGAGTACGAAGAGAAGCGGCTTGAAGCGCTTGAGCGTAAACGTCGAGAGCCTTTGGATGATGGCGGCTACGGTTACAACCACACCAGCGCACCTAACCCGGAATGTCCTCGCTGCAATGGTGATGGCGTCGGCCAGCCATTCTTCGCTGATACGCGCAAGCTGGCGCCTGATGCTGCGCTTGCCTATTCCGGTGTGAAGCTTGGTAAGAATGGCGTTGAGATAACCGCCATCAGCCGTGAGCGCATGTACGAGGCGGTGATGAAACGTCTCGGCCTGGCTGACAGTGAGTTCGCCCAGCGCCTGCAGCAGATAGAAATTGAGCGCCGGCAGCTGGAGATCGACAAACTTCGCAAAGAACTGGCCACTGACCCGGATGATGACGAACCTACGCCAGTTGCAATCAATATCAACGTAGTCGATGCGCGAGTGAGGGAAGAGGATGGCGATAGCTCCGACGCTTAACGTTCCCCAGGCTCGTTTTCTGGCTATGCAGCAAAAATTCAAAGCCTATGTAGCTGGCTTTGGATCCGGTAAGACGTGGGTTGGCTGCGGTGGAATATGCAAAGGGTTCTGGGAGTTCCCCAAAATAAACCAGGGCTACTTTGCCCCGACCTATCCTCAGATCCGCGATATTTTCTACCCCACGGTGGAAGAAGTTGCTCACGACTGGGGACTGAAAGTCAAAATCGTTGAAAGCAACAAAGAGGTCCATTTCTACAGTGGGCGCCAGTACCGCGGCACGACAATTTGTCGGTCGATGGAAAAGCCCGACACGATAGTAGGCTTTAAAATCGGCAATGCGCTGGTGGATGAACTCGACGTTCTGAAAGCGGATAAGGCGCGTCAGGCGTGGCGAAAAATAATCGCGCGTATGCGTTATAAGGTTGATGGTCTGCGTAATGGCATTGACGTGACTACCACACCTGAAGGATTTAAGTTCGTCTATAACCAGTTTGTTAAGGCTGTGAGGGAAAAGCCTGAACTAAGGTCGATGTATGGTCTGGTACAGGCTTCGACATTCGACAACGAAAAGAACCTGCCGGATGACTATATTCCTTCGCTCCTGGCGAGTTACCCGCCGGAATTGATCAAGGCATATCTGAATGGCCAGTTTACTAACCTGACCAGTGGCACCATTTATCATCAGTTCGACAGGGTGCTGAATAATTCCAGTGAGGAAGAGCAGCCAGGTGAAGCGCTGTATATCGGGATGGATTTCAACGTCGGGAAGATGGCCGGGATCGTCCATGTATTGCGGCTCGGCTTACCACACGCGGTAACAGAGATTATCAACGCTTACGATACGCCCGACATGATACGCATCATCAAGGAGCGTTTCTGGCTGTATGCCGACGGAGACTACCGCAAGGTCCGCGAGATTTATATTTATCCGGATGCCTCTGGTGATTCCAGGAAGTCAAACAACGCCAGCAAAACAGATATTGAGCAGCTCCGGCAGGCCGGATTTAACGTCATCGTTGATGATGCTAACCCGCCGGTAAAGGACCGCATCAACTCCATGAACGCCATGTTCTGTAATGGTAATGGTGATCGCCGGTACAAGGTGAATGTGGCCCGTTGCCCGGTCTATGCCGACTGCCTGGAACAACAGGTGTGGGATAAAAACGGCGAGCCGGATAAAAAGAGCGATAACGATCACCCCAACGATGGCGCCGGTTACTTCATTGTGAAGCAATTCCCAATCGTTCGACCTGCATTCTCTATTTCACTGGACACGACATTCTGATGGCCAATAACGATATTACTTATGTTCGCCCTGAGGTCAGGGCGGCGATGCCCGTGTGGAAAAAAATTCGTGACGTGTGCAAAGGGGCTGATGCTGTAAAGGCCGCCGGGAATAAATACCTCCCTTTTCTGGATCCGTCCGATAAGTCTGCACGCAATAAAAAGCGCAATGCTGATTACATTCAGCGCGCCGTTTTCTACGCGATAACGGGCAATACAAAAGTGGGTCTACTGGGGCTGGCATTCAGAAAAGACCCGACCATGACCGCGCCGGATAAACTGAATTATCTTCGTGACAACGCCGATGGTGCTGGTGCCAGCATTTATCAGCAGTCCCAGCAGGTTACAGAAAATATTCTGGAGGCCGCGCGCGAGGGGCTTTATACGGATTATGCAGCTGAGACCGACGAGGCGATCATCCTTCGTTATCAGGCGGAAAGCATCATTAACTGGCGCACCAAACGCATCAATGGACGTGATCAACTGGTGCTGGTGGTTTTACGCGAATGCATGGAAAAGGAAGATGGTTTTGCGTACGAGGATGAAATCCAGTATCGCGAACTGGCTCTGGAGAACGGAAAGTTTGTCTGCCGGGTATGGCGAAAGTCAGCTGACGCAGGCTCTTTTTCCGTCACTTCCGAGTATCATCCTAAGCCAAAAGGTGAGGATTTCTGGGATGAGATCCCCTTTACCTTCGTTGGTGCGCAGAATAATGATCCCACCATCGACGAGTCGCCTTTAGCCGCCCTCGTTGAAATTAACCTTGGCCATTATCGTAATTCGGCAGATTACGAAGACAGCGTATTTTTCTGCGGTCAGGTTCAGCCGGTGATTTCCGGTCTTGATACCGCCTGGCGTGACTGGCTGCAGGATAAGGGAATTCGTGTCGGTTCTCGTTCTCCATTCCTGCTGCCGAAGGAGGGGAGTTTTACCTATGCTCAGGCGCAACCAAACACCCTGGCTAAAGAGGCGATGGACAGTAAGCGTGATTATTCTGTTCAGCTTGGCGCCCGGCTTATCGAGCAGAACGGCGCGGTTAAAACCGCCACGCAATCCAGCGGCGAGCAAACCGCATCCACATCGGTGCTCGGCATTTGCGTTTCCAATGTCTCGGAGGCCTATACGCTGGCGCTCGGCTGGTGCGCCAGATATCTCGGCATAAAAGGCGAGGAATACCGTTACAGCATCAATCAGGAGTTTATCGCCAAAGTCGCTGAATCCGGCATGGTAACGGCAATCGTCAATGCCTGGCAGTCCGGTGCGATTCGCGACACGGATATGGTCAGAGCTCTGCAGAGGCTTGACCTGATAGATCCCGCTGATGACCCTGAAACTGTCATTGACGCTATTCGTAACGGCGCGCCTAACCTGATTGGTGGCAATAATGGCAACGGCGAATGACAAACTGCAGGATGAATCCATAGCCCACGCTATATGGGTTAGTCGCTACAGCACCGGCGTTGCCAACAGGATGATAAAAGTTCTGAATGACAGCGACGCCGAACTTACCGCCAGGCTGCTGGTGGCTATCGATACGCTGGATCCCGAGAACTTTACCGTTTCGCGTCTGGAAGCGTTACTGGTCAGTGTCAGGGCCATAAACAAGGATGCCATACAGTCGATGTATGCAGCCCTCTCTACCGAGCTGCAGGAGCTGGCGAAACATGAGACCAGTTTTCAGATGAGCCTCTTCCAGTTTGCCATTCCCGACGATGTTCTGGCGCTTCATCCACTGGTTGGCATCTCCCCGGATGCAGTTTATGCCGCGGCGATGGCGCGTCCATTTCAGGGGCGGTTGCTAAGCGAATGGGCCAGCAACCTCGAAGCTGATCGTATGGCGCGCATATCCAATACGGTGCGGCAGGGTTTTCTCCTGGGCGATACGCATGAGCAGATCGCAAAAAAGGTTCGCGGACATGCTAACCGCGGCTACCAGGATGGTGCGCTTCAGATGAGCCGGGCCAATGCGGCCAGCATAGCGAAAACGGCAGTAGGGCATCTTGCATCAACAGCAAGACAAAGCTTTGCGTCGGCGAACGACGACATTCTGAAGGGTAAGCAGTGGTTATCCACTTTGGATAACCGGACATCAAAGGATTGTCGGATCCGCGACCGCCTCAAGTACACGCTGGATAACAAACCGATAGGGCACAAGGTGCCTTATTTGCAGGGACCTGGAAAAATCCACTTTTGCTGTCGGAGCACTGAAACTTACATCCTGAAATCGTCCGAGGAGTTGGGTATCAAAGTCGGCGAAATCAAGGACAGCTCGCGCGCCAGTATGGATGGACAGGTTCCGGCTGATACGACTTACCAGGACTGGTTCTCCCGGCAGTCGTTCACGCGACAAGCTGAGATTGTCGGAGAAACGCGCGCCAGGCTGATTCGTGATGGCGGCATGTCTCCCGATGAGTTCTACAACGACAGGGGCGAGTGGCTGACGCTTGACCAATTGCGCAACCGTGACGCGCAGGCGTTTAAGGATGCCAGAGTGTGATAGAGTAAATTCGTGGTGAATGCAGGATGCTGACCTGCGCGCCAAAGCGTCCCGTGAGAAACGGGCAAGCCGGAAACCAGACTCACCTCGGTGAGTCCCCGCCGTTCTGAAGAATCAGGATGCCGTGGCAGCACCGGCCACCACACTTGCTTATGATCGCTCAGGAGACCTTTAGCATGAAGATTTTCTTAAAAGGTGGGCCTCGAGATGGTGAGTCCGTATCCCTTCACACGGATGACTACGGAGTGCCATTAGAACGAGTGCAATTTCCTCAGCCAGTTTCTGATGCATCCCCATTGTTCAATAACGGATTTGATGCCTGTGATCTCGAACAGGATATTCTGATATATACGCTAGAAAGGATAGTAATAGACGGGAAACTGCATCACTACGAATACCACTATCAAGGTCGCTAAGGCGGCCTTTTTTATTATCTAAATTTCACAACAGGCTGCCTCCGGGCGGCCTTTTTTATTGGGCCAGGCCCACAGTAACTATCCCAAGGGGACAACATGCTTATTCGTAACATGCTCATTAAATATTATTCGGCAGCTGGTGGTGAAGGTGGTGATGGCGGTGGCTCCGGTAGTGGTGCGCCCGAGATTACGCCGGAAATCCAAAAGCTGATCGATGAGCAGGTCAGTGCTCAGGTTTCAGGCCTGAAAAATAAAAATAGTGAGTTACTCGGTAAGCTCAAAGAGTCCACTGAGTCGCTAAAGCGTTTTGATGGTATCGATCCTGACGCGGTGAAAACCATTCTCCAGCGTTTCTCTGATGATGAAGAGGCGCAACTGATCGCCGCCGGGAAAATTGACGAGGTACTGGATAAACGCACTGAGCGGCTACGTGCTGATGTTGATAAGCAAATCAAAGCCGCTAATGAACGCGCTGAAAAGGCGGAAGCGTTCTCCAACAAATTCCGTGATCGTGTCCTGGGTGATGCTATCCGCAGCGCAGCGCTTAAGGCTGGCGCGCTGCCAGAAGCATCCGACGATCTGATTCTTCGTGCTAAAGGCACATTCCAGCTCAACGACGAAGGCGAGGCCGTAGCAGTTGATGCAAATGGCGATGTTCTGTTCGGTAAAGACGGAAAAACTCCGCTCACCCCGGTTGAGTGGGCTGAATCTCTGAAAGAGACGGCCCCGCACCTGTTCCCGCGCGCCGAAGGCTCCGGGGCTGGTGGTCATAAACCCGGTGGCGGTGGCGGTAGTCTGAAACGTTCAGAAATGAGCTCAAGCGACAAAGCGGACTACATCCGCAAACATGGCCAGCAGGCCTATCTCAAATTGCCTAAGTAAGGACTAATCAATGCCTACGACCGTAAACAGTGACCTGATTATCTATGACGACCTCGCGCAGACTGCGTTTCTTGAGCGTCGCCAGGATAATCTGGAAGTCTTCAACGCCGCTTCAAACGGCGCAATCATTCTCGACAACGAACTGATCGAGGGTGATTTTCGCAAGCGCACCTTCTATAAAGTTGGTGGTTCTATCGAATCGCGCAACGTTAACTCCACCGACCCGGTAACGGGTAAAAAAATCGGTGCCGGCGAATCTGTCAGCGTCAAGGCGCCGTGGAAATACGGCCCGTATGAAACCACGGAGGAGGCGTTTAAACGTCGGGGTCGCGACGTTAGCGAATTCTCCGAGGTGATCGGTGTCGACGTCGCTGATGCAACGCTTGAAGGTTATATCAAGTATGCCCTACAGGGTCTTGTTGCAGCCATTGGCGCAAATGCTGACATGACGGTATCCGCGGATATTGCCACTGATGGTAAGAAAACGCTGACCCGTGGCCTGCGTAAATACGGCGATAAATTTAACCGTGTTGCGCTGTTCGTTATGCATTCCACGACCTATTTCGACATTGTTGATCAGGCTATCGACAACAAAATTTACGAAGAAGCTGGCGTGGTGGTTTATGGCGGACAGCCAGGCACGTTGGGTAAACCGGTGCTGGTAACTGACACCATGCCAGTTGATGCGATTCTGGGGCTGGTGGCCGGCGCGGTATCCGTAACGGAATCACAGGCTCCGGGCTTCCGTTCCTACGATATCAACGACCAGGAAAACCTTGCCATTGGCTATCGCGCAGAGGGCACGGTTAACGTTGAACTGCTGGGTTACAGCTGGGATGAGACGAAGGGCGCAAACCCTGACCTGACCAAAATCGGCACCGGCGCGAACTGGAAGAAACATTTCACCAGTAACAAATCCACTGCAGGCGTACTGATTAAGCTGGAAGCCCCTGCGGGGGAGTAACCCTGTCAGTGGATAAAACTTCCGCAACTGCTGACAGTACCGACGCGGTGACCGTTTCGCTCAAGTACACCAGAAATGGTGCAGGAGTCTCCGGGGCATCTGTGGCGTGGACGTCTACAGGCGGCACACTCAGTGCTTCGACGTCACAGACAGGGTCTGCTGGTGGCTCGACGGTGAAACTCACCTCTGCTACGGCCGGCTCCTTCACGGTGACGGCTACCGTTGACGGCGTGGTGAAAACAACTGAAGCGATCGCGTTCACTGCTCCAGCGGGTGGTTAATTGACGGGGCGAAAGCCCCGTTTCTTTTGGTGAGGATCCGATGACCGTTTATATAACAATCCAGGACGTTGACGAGTTGCTGGGGGATACCTGGGCTGCCGCCGACAAAAAGGGTAAAGCCGTGCTACAGGCAAATACCTGGATGACGGCGCTTAGCCTTCAGGATATCGAGCCGGAGGATATCCCCGAAGAAGTTAAGCTGGCCGGAGCGTTTATCGCTTCCGTAGCCGCTGCAGGCAATCTGTATCAACAAAAAACAGATTCCGGCGTGGTGACGAGCAAAAGCGTTGAGGCCGACGATGTGAAGGTTTCCCGCACTTTTGCCGAGCTTTCAACCACCAGCACTGAATTACTCGATCCTGATTTGCAGCTGGCGCTGGATATGCTCAAACCGTGGATGCTTAACCCTTTCCAGACGTTCTTTGTGAGGGCGTGATATGTCCGATTTGAAGGTGGTCCCATTTCAAAAGCCCAGCCATCACAACCTCGATAACGACCAGGTTATTCGCCTGCTGAAACAGGCTCTGGAGAGAGCCGAAAACGGCGGCTGCCACAGCGTCGCAGTGATACTGCTTGATGATGAGGGTAACGCGATTGATTGCTGGCATAACGGTGGACGCCCCTATGTGATGGTTGGCGCTATGGAGTCGCTTAAAACCGACTTTATCCATGCTCATATTGAGCGGCGGTAAGGGGGTAACATGCAAAATCCATATGTGCATTATGCCGGCGACGGGCTCGGTCCCCGCGATGTGTTTGTGAATGGAAACCCGATCAGACATGTCGTTTACGCAAACCAGGCAAAGGGTGTTGTAGAGTTTGCTCCGCTCCCGCTGCGGGTTAAGCGCAATGGCGAAATTTATACCCGCAAACTCCACGGTACAGTGATCGTTAAACCTCAGCAGCGTATTGGTGGGTGCAATGGGCATTCGTGACGAGCTGCAAACCGAAGTCGCCGCAGCATTCGATACCGACCTGCAGGATGCCGTTAAGGATTTCACTGGGTCATACACCGTTCGTGGTGCCTGGGACCCGGTGACGGAAACCGGCACTGAAACGCAGGTGACTTACTCGGGGCGTGGAGTGCTGGCGCGCTATAAGCTGCGCCGTATCGATGGCGTTAACATTCTGCATGGTGATGTGAAGCTAACCGCCCTGGTTAACGAGGTGACTGACAAGCCGGCCGTCGGGCATATCATCACCGCACAGGATCCGATTACGGGTGAGCTTCAGCGCTACGAGGTCATCACCGCTTCTTCCGACTCTGCTGGCGCTGCGTACTCCATTCAACTGCGGAGAGCGTGATATGGCTAAGGGCTGGAACATCGACCCGGCGGCATTCGCCGGGCTGGTGGAAGACGATGTGAGGTTACGGCAGAGAACCATCGCCATTCAGCTGCTGAATGAAATTGTTCAACGGTCACCGGTAGGAAACCCGGAGCTGTGGGCCATTAACGCCACTGCGGTTCAGTACAACAAAGCTGTTGGGGAATGGAACGAATCTCTTTATGCCGATCCTGCCAACCTGACAAAGACAGGCCGTCTCAGAAAGAAAGTCCGTGTTAATGACAGCATGGATATCAGGCGGCCGGCTGAGTATCGCGCAGGAACCTTCAGGGCATCGCATTTCGTCAGCATCGGCGAACCTAATCATTCCGTCCCGACCGAACCGGATCCGCGCGGGACAATGACGTTTCTTAATGGCAAAAATATCATTGACCAGGCGCCAGCCTACTCGGTGATTTACATCCAGTCGAACCTGCCTTACTCCGTGCCTCTGGAGAATGGCCACTCAACACAGGCGCCGACAGGCGTCTATGCCGTCTCGTTTAATGGTGTAATTCAGGCCTACAAATGACCCTTACAGAAATCAGAAACGCTGTCATTTCCCGAATGGCGGCACAGACCGCTATTGCCTCTGATGCGGTGGATTATCCCAATGGCCCGGTATTTGACCCCAGTAACCGCGATATCTGGGCCCGACTAACCAACATTGCTGGGCAGGCTGGCGCAACAGAGATCGGGGACGGGCCGGTAGTCCACAGGACGGGCTTACTCATCATTCAGCTGTTTGTTCCGGTCGGTTCCGGGACGTTGCTTATCTCCCGAACGGCCGACCAGCTAACGGAGCTATTCGAGTTTAAGGACGACGGAAAGCTGAGTTATTTCGCTGTTTCTGCTGTGCCGGCGGGTGAGACCGATGGCTGGTTACAGCTCAATCTTCAAATTCCTTATCGCGCTCTGTAGCGCACAAAAAAACAGGAGGCTCCTGTGAGCTCAGGTGCAAAAGTAGTAGCCGCGTTTATTCGCGAGACAACACTAGGAATCACGCCTACAGCAGGGGCGTGGAACCTGCTGCGTCGTTCTTCATTTGGTCTGAAACCAACGCAGAACACCAACGACAATGACGAAATCGCTGGTGACCGCATGGCGCAGGGCGTTTCACGTGGCACAGTGGATGTCGGCGGCGATGTCGGCACGCGGTTTCGCTGGAACCAGCATGATGATTTTCTTGCCAGTTGTTTCGGTTCCGAATGGCAAAATAACGTGCTGACGATGGGGAACGGTCGCATTACGTTCTCCGTGGCGACTTTTGCCAGTGATGTGGGGATCGCCCAGATTGCTCGCGGTTGTCAGGTTGGCACCTTCCAGATGGAAATCCCGGCCGATGGTGATATCACTGCAACCATTACGTTTGCTGGGCTGGACTGGGAGACGAAAGGGGACGATACCAGCTATTTCACCGCGCCGGTGGATTTAGCGGGGGCGCTGCGTTACTCCTTCAAAGAGGTCACCAACATCCGGCTGAATGGTGTTGATGGCGGGACAGGCTTCTGCGTCGACACCTTTAACATTCAGTTCGACAACAATATGCAGACCCAGCGCTGCATCGGTACCGGTTCGGCGTTCGCCGGCGCAAACATTCCGACAACCTTTACCCCGTCAGGTCAAATCACGCTGTCATGGTCAAAGGCAGCCTGGGAGGTTTACAAAAAAACGTTCACCGGCGAAACGGTGCCGTTTAGCTTCACCCTGGAGAATGCTGAAGGCGCCTATACCTTCGATTTCCCGGAAGTGCAGATCTCCGGCGACTGGCCGGATGCGGGGAGCACTGACATTGTTCAGGTTCAGCTGGATATCACCGCGGCCAATACTCCGCCGACGATTACGCGCGTGCCTAAAGTGCCGGCGACGGCAATCAGTGTTGCGCCAGCCACTTCAACTGGGGCCGTGGGATCCACGGTGACGTTAACCGCCACGCTTACGCCAGCTGATTCAACTGATACCGTCCAGTGGACGTCATCGGATCCGACTATCGCCAGCGTGGTTTCTACCGGGCAGAAAACAGCAACAGTCACCAGAAATGCTGCTGGTACTGCAATCATCACCGGTAAGGCCCGCACCTATACCGCAACGTCTGAAATCACCGTTACCGCGCCTTAATTTACCTGGCCCGTTCTGCAGTCATCGCGGATCGGGCTTTTTTGGGAGTCTTTATGCTGATTATTTCTTCTCAAATTGATTTGAACGGAGAACGCTGGTTTTTCCCTTTCAAAAAGCCAGCAGGAAGTAAAAAGAAATTCACGCCGGAAGACGAGGCGCTATTTAAACTCCGTCTGCTGGTGGCCAGTAGCGAGAATCCACAATACCGCTCACGCAATGCGCTGGTGCGGCGCCATATCGACAAAATGGACGCGAGCTACCAGGTCGGTACGGATGCTTTCGATCTCGCCAGTGTGGGCGAGATTGACTCGGTTGATGATCTTCTCATCGACAATTGCGCGCGTTTTCTTCTGAAAGACTGGGAAGGCGTGGGGGAGTTGGTGGATGGTACGGAGACGGCGGTAGCGTATACACCGGAGCGTGGTGTTGCGTTACTGAAGCAAAACCCCTCTCTGTACTGGCTTATTCTGGCTGAGGCGGCGAATATTGCTCAGGGTAAGGAGCAGCAGACTCAGGAAACCGTAAAAAAGCCATAGAGGCCCAAAAATGGCTAAAGGAATTCGCCGGCGAGCAGGGCGAGAAAGCAAAGTGGCGCAGGGAGAAACTAAATCTCCCGCCCATTCCGGAGCCTGAAATCGATGCAGTCACTGGGGAGATCCTCAACGCTTACGCCATGATATCGCGCGGCAGGAAGTATGCCGGCATGGCCGGAGTGCCGCTCCCTCTATCCCTGAACGATATCGAGCTTTACCTGGCATCGCGCACCATCCTGATCGACCGCATTGAGTTTGACGCAGCGATACTGGCTCTCGATGATGCCTGGAGGGCTGAGTGGGCCGAAGAGCAAAAAAGGCGGGCGATAGTAAAATAACCTAATCATTGTTTAGCTGCCTCTATATGTTAGGATGTTTCTGATTGTAATCACGGGAAACATAAAATGAAGAAATTATTGATAGTGGCTCTGGGGGCAGTGCTTTTAACAGGGTGTACAACGCCGGCTCGTAACTATGTGCCTCAAACAAAGCAAATCAGTATTCCGCCGCTAAATACAGTAACAACAACCTACGTTGGCGAGGATATGGTTAGGCAGGGAATTGATGCTAGCATTGATGCAATTCATTTCAATCAGGCTGTGGTTATAGGCTCAATCGGTGTCTATACGATCCCGGCAGGAGACTACGTAAAAATTGGAGAGGATTCAAAATCAGAGTTTTACTCTAATGTAGAAAGAACATCAGGTGCAGTTGTTCCTAACCGCTTCATGGTTAATGATCCCACACAAAGCATACAGCTCATGAAGAACGGCGAAATTTGTATTGTCACGATTTATGGTGGAACCAAGTGTGATACAGGCAAGCCATTTACGAAAGTAAAATTCCAGACCGAGCAACAATCTTCCTTCCAGCAAACTCTTATCTACAATGGGAAGGTCGGCAACAAAATTAATATTGGTTATAGAGAATTTCAAGGAGGTATGGCTCGGGCCGCTTTTTCTAATGAGGTAGAGTACGACCTTTCTGAGTCCAAAACGATACGTTATAAAGGGGCTGTGCTGGATATCATGGATGCAAATAATCAGTCAATAACCTTTAAGTTGACTAGGAATTTTAATACAAATTAATAACTCCGGCCCATTATTTGGGCTGTTTTTTCATGAGGTGGGAGTATGAGGATTCTTGGTTATCTTGCCATCTTAATAGGCGTGATCTTCGCTGTTTTTGCTCTATTTATGGATGTAACAGTAGCAACAGATGATGGCTACAGAGTTAATAACCTTGGTTTAATATCTTCACGACAAAATTACATGATATTTGGCGGGTTCGTAACGATTGCAGGAGTCATCATCGCTTTGGTCGGTGAGAAGTTCAAACCATCCGCAAACTCAGTCAAATGTCCATACTGCGTAGAATTAATAAGCGCTGAAGCGGTGAAGTGCAAGCATTGCGGGAGTGATGTAACTCCTTCGAAGATAATAGCTAACACTGACAATACTGGAGCTAGTGATAGGCTGGCTGATGTTAATGTAAAGTTAATCGCTGGAATTGCAATTACTGCCTTTGCGGTGATTATCGTAGCAATAATGTTTTACCGCCAATGAAGTAAAGACCCGACAGTTTCAAAAAGTTCCAACCTCGCTTTGGCGGGGTTTTTTATTGCCCGGAGAAAAGCACGTGACAGAACAAACCTCCCGCCTGGCCATTATTATTGACAGCTCTGGGGCAGAAAAGCGGGCTGACAATCTCGCAACTGCACTTGTAAAAATGACGCAGGCAGGTGAACGTGCTGCCACCAGTGCAGGGAAAGTGACAAAGGCCACTGATGAAGAAAAACAGTCCCTTTCTGAACTCTTAGATCGTATCGACCCGGTAAACGCAGCCCTGAACAAACTGGATAAACAACAGCAGGATCTTGCGAAATTCAAATCTAAGGGGATGGTAGATACCGATACATTCGATCTTTATTCAAAGAAAATCGAGGAAACACGAAACAGGCTAACAGGATTTCGCGACGACCTTGGTAAAACCGGCCAATCTGCCGCCCAGACTGCCTATGCCATGCGCATGATCCCGGCTCAGATGACAGATATTGTTGTCGGCTTATCCACCGGTCAGTCACCGTTTATGGTGCTGATGCAGCAGGGCGGGCAGTTGAAAGATATGTTCGGGGGTATTGGTCCGGCAATTAAGGGTGTGGGCACCTATGTTATGGGGTTGGTTAACCCTTTAACTCTTGCAGCTGCGGCGGTCGGATTTCTTGGTCTGGCCTATTACAAAGGCACTCAGGAGCAGGACGAATTTTATAAGTCTCTCGTTCTCACTGGTAATCTGGTAGGCAAAACTTCCGGTCAACTGGCAGATATGGCGGCCCGTGTATCGGTCGCAGCTAACTCCACAACCGGTGCAGCAGCTTCAACGCTGAATCAGTTGGTGTTATCCGGTAAAGTAGCTGGCGACTCATTGGAGCGCGTGACAACCGCCATTGTTAAGACCAGCGAGGCGACGGGCATTGCTACCGATAAGCTGGTTGGTGATTTCAACGACATTACTGCTGACCCGGTTGCGGCCATTACCAAACTTAACGACCAGTACCACTTTCTGACACTGGCAACCTACAACCAGATTAAAGCGCTACAGGATGAAGGTAATCAGCAGGATGCTGCACGGGTGACTACTGATGCTTACGCCAATGCCATGCAGCAGCGTGCGAATGATATTCATCAGAATCTTGGTCTTCTTGAAAGTGCATGGGACTCGCTGGGTAAAACGGCCAAAGGCGCCTGGGATGCGATGCTCAATATTGGGCGTGAACAAACACTAACGGATAAACTTGCCACCTTAAACGAAAATATTGCTGAAGCCCAAAAAGGGCAAAAAGATGGTGGGTTCTGGAACAGTTTTAGCGCGAGGTTTACCAACCTCCCGGAGATGATAAAACAGAGAGATTTGCTCGAATCAGTTGCCAATCTTCAGGGGGATGTAACCAAAGGACAGGCGAAGGCTAAGGAAGCCGAACAGCAAAGAATTAAAACGCAGCAGGAAGCAGATCGCGTTAACCAGCAATATCTGAGCAATGCGGATAAGCGCAATAAAGCTATTAAGCAGCAAAGCGAATTCCTGAAGGCTGGTGCAATTACTGCAGAGCAATATGCAAAAAATGTTTCTCGCATTAACGAGATGTACAAAGATCCGAAACCACCCAAGACGCCAAAGGGTAAAGCATATACCGAGGACGCAGCAACCAGGTTGCTTGATCAGATAAACCAGCAGACCGCTGCCATGCAGTCCCAGCTTGACGCCAGTGACAAGCTTAACAGCGCAACCCAGGCGCGGGTAAAGTTCGAACAGCAAATTGCTGACCTCAAGTCTAAAACGCAGCTCACAGCTGACCAGAAATCGATCCTTTCCCGTTCAGATGAAATCCTCCAGGCGTATAAGCAGCAGGAGGCACTGCAAAACTCCGTAAAAACCCTGGATGATTACCGGAAAATGCAGGAACAGGTAAAGACGAAGGATGAGCGGACCAACGATCTGCTTAAAACCCGTCTTGAACTGCTGGAGAAAGCCAAAGCAACCGGGCAACTAAAACCCGGTGAATATGAAAAAACACGGGCAGATATTTATCAAAACACCGATATGCAACTGCCCTCGACGGTTCGTAATGTTGTAGGAAACCTTACACCCACAGGAGGGCGACTCTCTGGAACTTTTGAGGGGATGCAGGGGCAAATCAACGAATATGACCAGGCTCAGCAAGAGCTCCAGCGCTGGCTGGCAGTTCAGGAGGAAGCTTATGCGAAGGCCGGTGAAATAACTGCCGAGGGTGAGGCCAGAATGACCTCTATTCGTCAACGTGCGGCGGATGCAAATCAGGTCATAGAGGCTCAGAAAAACACCATCATATCTGCGGCCACGCAGTCCTTGTTTGACAGTACCGCCGACATCATGCGAACGGGGTTTGGTGAGCAATCGGCAATCTACAAGGTCGCTTTTGCTGCGAGCAAGGCATTCGCTATCGCGGACTCGATGGTGAAAATCCAGCAGGCTATAGCAAGCGGTGCAGTAAGCGCGCCTTATCCGGCCAACATCATCGCTATGGCCTCAATCGCTGCGCAGACCGCCAGTATCGTCTCAAATATTCAGGCTGTTTCAGGCGTTGGCTTCGCCTCCGGCGGTTACACCGGCCCCGGTGGTAAGTATCAGCCAGCGGGTATTGTTCACAAAGGAGAGTACGTCTTCGACCAGGCATCAACGAACCGGATCGGCGTGTCTCAGCTTGAGGCACTTCGAAATGGCCAACCGCTAGATGCAACTCTGGGGCGTACAGGGTTTGGTACTGGTGTTCAGAACGTTAACAGCGACAACAGCAGCAAGACCACCATCCATGCTCCCATTGAGCAGCATTTCCATACCCCGCCCGGTGTGACACCTGATCAGATGGCTCTCTCCATGGCTCAAACGCAGAAGCGGGCGACAACGGAAGCCCTTGATCAGGTTGCTGCGCAAGTGTTGAGAGGAGATGGGAAAGTTGGTAAGGCAATGCGCAGTAAATATCCAGGCAGAGGGTTAGAGTGATGACTGATATCTACTACCCGCATGACAGTCTTCCGATGCCATTACAGGAAGGATACGGATTCCAGCCTGTAAGCCCGTTAAAACGAACCCAGTTAACCACCGGCCGCGCGCGGCAAAGGCGAGCTTATACGTCCACGCCGACGCAGGCCAGCATCACCTGGTTTATGGAAACCGATGCGCAGGGACTGGCGTTTGAGTCCTGGTTCCGTGATGCGTTATCTGACGGGGCTGCATGGTTCATGATGAAGCTGCAGACGCCGGCAGGCATTAAGTTTTACAAATGCCGCTTTACAGATATTTATCAGGGACCGGTGCTGGTGGCCCCGATTTACTGGAAGTACACGGCGACGCTTGAATTATGGGAACGCCCCCTTGCTCCTGCCCCATGGGGTAATTACCCGGAATGGATCGTCGGCAGCTCGCTGCTGGATATTGCGCTGAATAAGGAGTGGCCCAAGGCTTGATTAAAACCGTTTCTCCTTCATAATCACTTGTGTCGATTTGTGGGAAAGTCCTTCATGCCGCTCCGTAGCCGGAGCGTGAAATAAAGCGCGGAATAGCGATCCTGCCGGTGAGGGTACACCCACATTCGACACCAATTTTTAAGGTCACCTTCGGGTGGCCTTTTTTATTGGGTAAAAATTATGACAATACTCAACCGCCTCTACGCCAGCAGCGGGCCGGAGGTGATCATTGAGACGCTGCAGATCACCATTGGTTCTGACGTCCATTATCTGTGCCAGGGTTACGAGAACATCACGGCAACGACGGAGAACGGCGATACCGTAACGTTTACCGCCTGTGCGATAGACATTGCGCTGCCGGCGCGTAATGCGGACGGCACGCAGGACCTAAAATTTGCCCTGTGCAATATCGATGGTGTTGTGTCCACGGCGATCCGCTATGCCCTGGCTAACAGATTGCCTGCATGGCTGACGTACCGGAGTTATATCTCCACAGATTTAGCAGCGCCTGCGGCAGTGCCGTATACGCTGAAAATCAAGTCGGGCTCATGGACTGCGACAGAGGTGCAGATCACTGCGGGCTACATGAATATCCTCGATACCGCCTGGCCGCGATACCGCTACACGCTACCTGTCTTCCCCGGGCTGCGTTATATCAGCTAAGGAATCCCAATGTTTAACCCTGATAAATACCTTTCAGTCGTATGGCAGAAGGGCGGAAGAACGTTTCCCCGACTCGACTGCTTCGGTCTGGTTAACGAAATTCGGCGGGATCTCAGCTTGCCAGAATGGCCTGATTTCGCCGGGGTGACCAAAGACGATGGAGGCCTCGACCGGGAAGCCAGAAAACTGATGTTAAAACTGGAACGCTGCGACCCCTGTGAAGGAGCGGGGGTGGCTTGTTTCTCAGGTTCGACAGTGACGCATGTTGCTGTTGTGGTGAAAATCAATGGCGAACTGATGGTAGCAGAGTGTGGGAGTGCCACTAATGTCATGTTCCTGCCGCTGGCTCGCTTTATGCGTCGCTATGTCCGAGTGGAGTTCTGGAAGTGACGATCAGATTATACCCTTCCCGCCTGCCGGGTCAGCCACTCGAGACGCATGAGCACGACACCATCAGCATCCGTGACTGGCTGGTAAAAAATGTCGAAAACTATTCCGACAGAGAATTTCCACCTTTGGTTGTTGAACTGGATGGCTTACCTGTTGCGCCAGCGGACTGGGCGACTCAGATCATCCAGCCTAAAAGCGATGTTAGGTTCTATCCGGTTCCCTTTGACCCCGTAACACTTGGCTGGATTGCAGTTGGCGTATCGGTCGCAACCGCTGCTTATTCCCTTTTCATGATGAGCAACATCGATAAGGGTGGCTATACCTCATCCACAGGGCGAAGCCTCGACCTGAACCCCGCTAAAGCAAACAGTGCGAAACTGGGTGATGCGATTCGTGAAGTTTTTGGGCGCGTGCGTATTTATCCTGATTATGTGGTGCAGCCGGTTACCCGGTTTGATGCCGCCGATCCTACGAAAATGCGCGTCCAGATGCTGCTGTGTCTCGGTGTCGGTGATCTGATTTATACCAATGGCGATATCCGGGTTGGCAGTACGCCAGCTTCAACGCTACCGGGATTCAGCAGCACCCATTACCCACCAGGCGCGGACGTTTCTGGCGATGAGCGCAGCGAAAACTGGGTCAACAGTACGGAGGTCGGCGGGACATCATCCGGTACCGGACTGGATATGGCCCAGACGTCGCCGGACGCAGACGACATTATCGCAGACAGCATGACCGTCTCCGGATCGAGCGTGACGTTTACGGGGCTGGATACGGATGATGATGACGATAATGACGAGAACGATAACGCGCTGCCGCCCAGCTGGGTCGCTGGCGCCGTGGTCGAACTGAAAGCCCCGGCTAACTACCAGATTACTTCGGCGGCCGGATACAGCGTTATCGCCAGCCCGCTGCTGACGGAGATCGCGCCGGTTGTTGGAATGCCGGTGACGCTGGGGTTTAACTCTGTCGATTACGATCTGTTTATCGCGTCATATACCCCCGGTCAGGCTGCAGTGCCCGGCACCGGGGGGAGTGCGGCAAAAGTCCAGGCCAGTGCGGCCCCGACCACCTACGATTTTTCGACCAGCTCCAGCACGTTCACGATCACCTGGCAGGGGATTACCTACCCGGTGTCGCTGGTGGCTAACTACGTCTCTATGTCGGGACTGCTGGCGGCCATCACCGAGGGGCTCACTGGCTCCGGCCTGGTTGCGCAGGACAACGGCGGAACTGTACTGATAACCGAGTCGGCCAGTCCGTTCGCGGGTGGGGCGATCACGTCCTCTTCACTGCCTGCAGCTGTTTTCGGTGATGCCCCGGTTTACACCTCTGGCACGGCATCAACCGGCGGCAGCCCGGCGGTAACGGCGAATGTGACGCTTGCGTATAACAGTGCCACGGGCACCGCATTCTCCGGGATGCCGGAGGGGGTGCAGCGGCTTTCACTTGCCCACCGAGGTAATGAATACCAGATCGCCTCTGCCGACGGCACAACGGCGACGGTGGTGCGCCTGGTTAACGGTGCCGTTGATGAGTCATGGCCGGGATTCACCGCCCGGACGATGATCGACTATGAGGCCACTGGTCTTAACGACACGCTGAGCTGGCTGGGGCCGTTCCTGGTTTGCCCTGAGAATGAAGTGGTAGATGCATTCGAGGTGAATTTCTCCTTCCCGAACGGCATCTGTGGCTTTGACAGTAAGGGCAAAAAACGGATCCGCCACGTGGAGTGGGAGATACAGTATCGCGTCTACGGTTCCGGATCGGGGTGGGTGAGTCACCAGGGCGAGTATGCACTGAAAAACGTCAACGGGTTAGGTTTCACTGAGCGGATCACCCTCAGCTCTCCGGGGCTGGTAGAGGTTCGCTGCCGTCGGCGCAATGAGCAGGGCTCAAACAACGCGCGAGACAGTATGTACTGGCAGGCACTGCGCGGGCGACTGCTGACGCGCCCTTCCTCCTATCCCGGCGTGTCGCTGATGGCGGTGACCGTTGAGACGGGCGGGAAGCTGGCGGCGCAGTCGGACCGCCGCGTAAATGTTGTGGCCACGCGGGCCTATGACTCAGGAACGGCCAGAACCATTTCTGGGGCGCTGCTGCATGTCGGGAACTCGCTGGGACTGGAGATGGACGTCGACACCATCAACGTGCTGGAGTCCGCGTACTGGACGCCACGGGGGGAAAATTTCGATTTTGCTACCGGAGACAGTATCTCAGCGCTGGAAATGCTGCAGAAGATAGCCAATGCCGGGAAGTCCCGCTTTCTGTTAAGCGATGGCCTGGCGACTGTCAACCGTGAGGGGATTAAGCCATGGACTGGCGTGATCACTCCGCATGAGATGGTGGAGGAGCTGCAGAGCGGATTTACCGTACCGTCCGACGATGATTTTGATGGCGTCGACGTGACATACATCAACGGGACTACCTGGGCGGAGGAGACCGTTAAATGCCGGACGCTTGATAATCCCACGCCGGTGAAAATCGAGAACTACAAACTCGATGGGGTACTGAATCAGGATCACGCCTACCAGATCGGCATGCGTCGCCTGATGAAATACCTGCAGCAGCGGGTGACGTTCCAGACCACTACCGAGCTGGACGCGCTGTGCTACAACACGGGCGATCGCATTGTGCTCACGGATGATATTCCGGGTAACAACACGATTTCCTGTCTGGTGGAGGCGATGACAACGGCTGGTGGCGTGACAACGTTCACCGTTACGGAGCCGCTGGACTGGTCTTTCGAAAATCCCCGGGCGCTGATCCGCTATCAGGATGGCTCTGCATCCGGGCTGATGGTGGCGAGCAGGGCGGGCGATTTTCAGCTGTCAGTCCCGCACCTGAGCGAGTTTGATGACCCGATGAAGGTTGACTTGTCATCGGCAACCATCGAGCCAATCCGCCTGGTGTTCTGCGGCTCAACGCGCCACGTCTACGACGCCATAGTAGAGGAGATCGCCCCGCAGTCTGACGGAACCTGCCAGGTCACCGCAAAAGAATACCTCGAATCGTTCTATGCCTACGACGACGCCATATACCCCGGCGACGTCGCTTAACTCTTAAAAAAGCACCCATTCACCCGCCTCATTCGGCGGGTTTTTCATTTTTGGAGCACAATGTATGGCCGACAACGAAAAGCTTGGCTCGACATCACCACAGGTGTTGCTGAAGAACGCAATTAACCTGGATAAATTAGTCAATGACCGAGAATCGGAGTCATTGCCCGATCGTTTCGATGTACTCCGACGCACCTGGTTCGGCATGGAGAAGGCCCATGATCGTCAGATGCAAAGTCAGGAAAATCGTTTTGATACATTCATTGCGAGCTCTGGGTATGAGGTAATTGGTGATTACACCGCCGGCCCGTTGACGCTCACCGAATATAACCAGCTCATTCGCTATAACAACGAGTTGTATAAACTCACCGCAGCGACAGATATCCCATACACCACAGCGGGAACTACGGATGAAACATGGAATGCGACAGACTCCTTGCACTTCGTTTCCGTCGGTGATGCAGCGCTTCGC